AAGAACACCATCATTTGTTTCACCGTCAAAGGTTACTACTACGTCAGTTCCTGCAGTACCTAAACCAAATGTTATAGCATGACTACGTAGTGCAGCAAGATTACCACCGTTACCTGCTGTACCGTCGTGTGTGTGTCCTGTTGTACCAAAAGCTGTTACTACTGCGTCAAATTCATCATTAGAATCCGCTGCTGCGATTGTATCACCTGTAGTAAAGGTACTTACTCTTGTTGCATAACCTGTCATTTTACATTCTAGCTCCCGGTGTAAATTCTAATTCAAAACCTTTAAGTGTTATAGGTGCATTGCTACTTGTGTCTTCTAGTCTGACTACTACGGTAAAACCACTACCCTCTACAGATTGTCTAACGATAGGCATACCTTCTGCGTCGTATACTGCTGAACCATACAGACTACTTCCGTAGATAGCTGCAGTATCTGCTGTAGTAAGATTGTATGCTGTTGGTTGAGGTGTAGCAGCATCTTCAAAGTCGTACTTAACAAATAAGTTAACATCAACAGAACCTTCAGGATCATAGTTTACGTTGATACGTTGCATAATTTTACGTATACCTGCATCGCCCATAGTCAGATCAGGAGAGCGATAAATAGCTTTCATTGCTGTACCGTCAAAGCTATTACCTGTTTCTTGTAGATAGATGTAACCATCATATCCACCGTGTATTACTTGTTCTACTCCTGAGATGAAACCTGAAACACAACAAGAAGGTTTTAAACCTCTAATGTCACTGTATTCCCAACCTACTTGTCCTGAAGGATTAGCTTTTAATACACCAATAATACCTTTTGCGGCTGAGACTGAGCCTCCATCTTTAGGATAAAACAAACGATACTGACTCTTACTGCGAATAATAACAGAGGATATCTTTTCAAAACCTATATCACTAATACGATCCTGTATCTGTTTAGAAACTGTGCCTAACTCTACGTCACCAATACGTGCTGTACCTGCAATAGTACGTAGACCATCAGGTGCTAGAAAGATAACATCTCCACCTATTTCCTGCACACTAAAAGCATCTGAGCAACCAACGTTACGAGATACAGGAGCTATAACAAAATCAGCTAAAGCGTTACCTGTTAACTTGTAGATACGATCTTCACAGAATATTATTAAAGAGTCACGAAAAGACTTTAAAGCAACTATAGTGCTGTCTACGTTTAGTATTCCTGCTCCGTTAGAAGCTGTAAAATCATTCTCGTCACCTAGTGAAGAAAACTGTAAAGAGTTAGGATTAGCACTCATACCTGAAAAAAACATATGATTCTTAAAAGCTGCAACCATACTAGGATCAATAGGTGCAGTACCTAACCCATCAAATACTACATTACCGCTTACTGATCCACTACTTGCTGTAGATAATATTACAGTAGTACCAGAAATACTAGAGACAGTAGAGCCTCCAGCTACATTAGTACCAGTTACGTACATTCCTGCTACAATACCAGCAGCACTACCTACAGTAAGAGAAGTTGAAGCTCCTGTAGTAGAACCAGTAGTTGTAACATTAGTAGCATTACCTTTAATGTCAGTTACTGTAGTGCCATTATATAGTGAAGCAGCATTAGCGCCATCAACAAAGATAAGACGCTCCTCGTTAGTAGTAAAGTTATATGTTTCAAAGCGATAACGTCCTGCAGAGGTACGCCCAGAGTCAATAGAAGTCCACGCACTACCAGTGCCTTTATAGACAGACGTACTTTGAGCAACTACTACACTATTATTAAATATAGCTACACCTAAAATAACAGAAGTAGCTCCACCTACTTGTGTAGACGAGTATTTACTTGTACCACTTAAACGTCTGTAACCTCCTTTAACAGAAGGTTCAAAGTTTTGTAGTATTGTTGCTGCACCTACAGGCATTGTGTAGACATCTCTGTCTAGCACTAAACCCCCTGCAGTAGTAACAACATACGGAGAGATATATTCGGGTGCTGTTATATCAGCCATACTAGGTGTTCACTCCTACAAACCTCTTCGTAGTGCCTGTAATACCTGAAGGATAGAAATAGTTTTGATGATTAAGTAGCTCTACTCTCATACGTTTAATACCTTCTAGATAATCTTTTTCTGATAGTTGCGCTCCTGCCATATTAGCTCTCATCATATAGGCATAGTATTTACCCCTGTTGACTACTATGTCATGAAATCTACTAGGAAGAGTAGGTAGATCATTGTAAGCAGAAAGGTCTGTGTGTGTTTTATAGTAGTCAAAAGTTACCGTATAGGCACTCTTGTCAGGTATAGGACTAAAGCCGTAGAAAGAATTGTCTTGTGTACGGTACACATATCTAGGAAGACTAAATTGACTTGCGCTTGTAGTGTTAAGATCACCTTCGCTGTGTGAGTCTAGCCATTCAGTATAGGAAAGATACGCTAAACGTTGAGGAGCAAAGTTTTCAGTAGTCTCTACTGTTTCTACGTCATAGTTAGCAGAAGCAGTATTAGCAAATCCTATATAAATAGTAGGAGTAGTAGAAGTAAATCTAGTAGTATTATACTCTCCATCTCCTATGTTGTCAATAGTTAATGTAGAATTAATTAACTCTGTACCACCAGAAGTTGTACCTATCTTAATAGTAATATCTCCACCAAAGGTACGAGTACGTACTACATAGTCCTTACCGACTACTGTGCTAATAGCTTGTGAGATTTCTGAGGCATTTAACCGTGCTGCACCATCACCTCTAGCTTTAGTGTGAAAAGGACTACCTGTCACAGTGGTCCAATTACTTAAATTAGAAGAAAAGCTTCCGTTAGTGATGAGATCAACAGGAGTAAGCATGAAGGAGCTAAAGTTAATCTTTCTAGAATCAGAAGGATAGTCGTATAATCTTTTACCTGCAGTAAGCTGTTGTTCAAAGCTCTTGTATAGATAAGACCACTCTACTTCTGCATTGTACACATCATGAATAGCTTTATTGACTACATTCTTTACCATCGTCTGAACACCTCTAGCAGAGGCAAAAGTAGTAGCAGTTAGCTCTACTTCATTTAGTTCGTTTAGTACACGATTAGTAAGTTCTAGATAATTTGCCATTGTTAGTCCTTGTACTTTGGTTTACGAACACCACCACCTTTAGCGTAGGGTTTGTATATACTTTGTTTTTTAGTGTTAGAAGGAGTGTTTAAGCCAGAAAGATAAGCTGCTTGATTGTACTTTTTAGGTCCACGGGCTACACTTCCAAAGAGAGAAGTTGGTAGTGTTGAAGCTTTTTTAGGTGGTCTAGTAATAGAAGGTTTTGTTTGAGTAGGTTTTAAATCTCTAAAAGGAGTACTATGTTCAACAGCACCTTTCTTTCTTCTTCTATTTTCTTCTTCAATGGTGTTTTGTTTCTGAATACCCTTAGGAAATATAGAAGCATGAGGTGGTCTGTTTTGTTTTTCAAATCTTCTTCTTGCTTCTTGTGCTTCTTTTTGTTTTCTTTTTCTTTCAGCAGGAGTTAAAACTAGGTATTCTTTATGCCTTATTTTACGTTGTTTAAGTATTTCAGCTTTTTGTTTAGGAGTAATATTTTGTAAAGGAGTTGCAAATTTTTTAGGTCTCTTTTTGTATTCTTCAACTAAAGCAAGTATACGTTTTTCAGCATCCGGGTATTTACTTTTTCTTCCACTAAGACGTTCCTCGTTAGTAGAACCTCTTCCACTAAAGCGTTCCTCCATTCTTTTTACCATAGCGCGATAGTCTTTTATAGATTCTCCCGGTTTTCTAAGTCTAGGACGCATTTTGTTAATCCTTATATTTAGCTACTCTACCACCATAAGAGTACATCTTACCTTTCTTTGCCATGCCACCGCCCATGTAGTATTGCGGCATCTGTTTCTTCTTAGGTGAGGATGTCTTCTTGGCTGACATGTCGGCTGCACCTACTCTGCCACCGTCTTGATAAAGAGAATTTAAAATACCTTTTGCTTCTGCAATATCTGCTTTAGTAGGCTTTGAAGGAACACCTACATTCCTAACTTTTTTAATAGCGCCTTCTTTTCTCATATTTTTAAGAACTGCTGCTGCGTACTCTCTATCAAGACTTGTATCTGGTTTTTCCATATTATTTTCCTAGTGTTAAGTTGCAGCAAAGACACGTACATTAGCAGTACTGCCTGAAGTGTTGTAACATTCTATACGATCTATTGTATCAGCC